GTTATATTATGAGTGAAATAAATTTTAGAGACGATAAACAAGACTCTATAAAAGCAGTAGCTAATCCACAAGAACTAGCTTCTAAAGTTAATGAATTAAAAGATTTGCAAGATGAGATCGCGAATGCAGAAGCGAGCATCAAGAAACTAAAAGAAAAAGAAAAAATTATATCTCAATTTGAAATTCCATCCATGATGGAACAAATGAATATTAAAAAATTAAAGCTAAAAGATGGTGAGTCTGTAGAAGTTGGAAACTTTTATAGCGCATCCATTCTTCCTGAATATCAGGAAGAAGCTTTTAACTGGCTTCGTCAAAACGGTCGAGGTGATGTTATTAAAAATGATATCACCGTTACCTTCGGCACGGGCGAGGACAACAAGGCAATGGCTTATGCTACCCTTGCAAAAGGTCAAGGATACGAACCTGTCCAGAAAGTAGGCGTACATCCTCAGACCTTGAAAGGAATAGTCAGGGAGTGTCACGAGTCTGGAATTGAGATGCCTTCTGACTATTTCAAAACTTACGTAGGTAACCGTACAAATATAAAAAGGAGCTAAACTATGAGTACACAAGTACAAGCAAAAAAAACTCAGATGCCTTCTACTATTTTATTTAGAGAAGACTCTGAGAAAGGTTTTGAGAATGTAAAACAAGAGCAACTTGCTTTACCTATCTTAAAACTACTACAGAATGGATCTGGAGAAGCACAGAAACGTAATCAAAATTATGTGGAAGGTGCAGAACCAGGTATGTTCTTAAATACAGTGACTAAAAAACTGTATGATGGTGATACAGGAATTATTGCAATTCCTTGTTATCACAAAATGGAATATCAAGAGTGGGCTGAATTTGGTACTGGATCAGGTAGACCAGAACAAATTTATTCTGCTGATTCTGATATCCTTTCTAAAACAACAAAAGATGGTGCAAAAGATAGATTACCTAATGGTAATTATATTTTAACTGTGCATCAAAATTATGTTTTAATTTTAGGGGATGATGGATCTGCTGAAACAGCATTGATATCTATGAGTTCATCTCAAGGTAAGGTAGCTAGAAAATGGTTATCTCTTCAAATGTCTCAAACCATGAAAGATGAATCTGGTGTCTTTACACCTGCTTCATTCGCTTTTGTCTATAATTTAAGTTCGGTCTTAAATTCTGGTAAAGGTAATCAATGGTATGGATATAATGTGCAATCAGTTGGTCCTGTAACGGACGCAGGTTTGTATACGAGAGCAAAAGACTTTCATACAAGCTTAGAAAAATCTAACAAATAGTTGCCACAATTAGGCGGTACACATGTACCGCCTAATTTATACAGAGAGGGAATATGATAGAAAGATTACAAGAGATATTTAAAGGTCTTGAAAATGCGTACGGACAAACTAAAATCACAAATGAAATTAGATCCGATGGAAAAAATGAAGTTAAATCTTACACCATTAAAAAACCTGTTACAGATTTACTTTGGCAACAACACATTGCAGGGAGCGAACCTGCATTGGGCGTTGTTCCAATCAATGAGGATAATGAATGTAAATGGGGTTGTATTGATATTGATACTTATCCTTTTAATCATTTAGAATTAATTAAAAAAATTAGAGAAGCAAACTTACCTTTAGTGGTATTTAGATCTAAGTCGGGTGGAGCGCATGTGTTTTGTTTCACGACAGAATTTGTTCCAGCAATATTAATGAGAAATAAACTGATTGCAATGGCATCCATTATTGGTCATTCAGGTGTAGAAATTTTTCCTAAACAAAATACCATCAAAGCAGAAAGAGGAGATGTTGGTAGTTTTTTAAACATGCCTTATCATGGTGGTGATAGATCAAGCAGATATGCGTTTGATGATCAAGGCCAACCTATGACCATGAATAAGTTTTGTGAGTTTTATGATGAGATCGCAATTTCAAAAGAAAGTTTACAAAGATTAAACTTAAATCAAAATACAAAAGAAGAAACAGATTTTCCGGATGGTCCTCCATGTTTACAAACCATAACTAAACAAGGTGGTGTATCAGAAGGTGGAAGAAATAATTTTTTATATAACATTGGGGTCTATCTTAAAAAAGCATACCCAACAGAATGGGAAACTAAATTAGAAGATTACAATGTAGAAAAGTATGTAAAACCAACAATGAAAGCTACGGAGGTATTACTCGTAATCAAATCACTACAGAAAAAAGATTATGATTATAAATGTAAAGACCAACCGATCTGTGATTTCTGTCAAGATCGATTATGTTTTACAAGAAAGTTTGGAAAATCTGGTGCGCCAGATGTAGATATTACAGGAATCAGAATGTTAGATTCGGATCCACCAGTTTACTTTGTAACCGCAGATGGTGAAACGATTGAATGTGACCCAGATACGCTACATGATCCAGATCGATTTTCTAAATTATCCATGGTGACCATTAACAAAGCATTACTATCTACAAATAAAATGATGTGGAAAAAAAGAATTAACAAGCTTTTAGCAGAGATGGATGAACCACTGAAAGCTCCAGATGATATGAGAATGGATGTTATATTACAAAATGCATTAGTAGAGTTTTTAAGTCGAAATGGAAAAGCCATAGAAGATATTTTAAAACGAAGAGCATATTCTGAAAATGGACATAGTTGGTTTAAGTTTAAAGATTTTTGGAGATATTTACTTGGAACTAAATTGTGGAATGAAAAGAATTGTAACTATCAAAAAACAATTCGTTTAATGCAAAACTTATTTAAAGCAGAACCTGTGACTAAAAAGATTAATAAGAAAAGTGAAAAGGTTTGGCAGATTGAAGGTATTAAATTAAACGAGAGAATTATAAGAAAGAACGAAAAGAAGAAAGCTGAATTTGAAAAATGAGAACAATCATACCAGGACCCCCTGGAACAGGAAAAACCCATACCTTAATTCATAAATATTTAACACATGAATTAATTGATTTAAAAACAGATTCTAAAAAGATCGCTTATATTTCTTTTAGTACAGCTGCAGCAAAAGAAGCAAGAAAAAGAATTGAAGATGCCTACCCACAATTTGAATTTGAATACATTTCAACCATGCATGCTATGGGTAAACGTTCTTTAGGTATTGATACTAACACACAACTTCTACAAGGCAAAAACTGGAACGCATTTAAAAATTATTCAAAGATTTGTGATGATTTATATTTTGAAAATAAAACTTATGAAAATGGTTATAGAGAATATACTAATCCGTACATGAAAGCTATTCAATATGCGACCGCAAAACAAATTGATTTGATGGAAGCCGTTTATGAATTAGAACTGGATACAGAAATAGACGATGGTTTGTTGTTTCAAATTAAACAAGACCTAGAAGATTATAAAAGAGATTTTAACATGTATGAATTTTCAGACATGTTAACCAAGTTTGTTGAGAAAGATGCGTGTCCGTCCCTCGATGCAGTCTTTCTTGATGAAGCACAGGATCTGAATCCTCTGCAATGGAAAATGTTTTTTTACATTGAATCCCTATGTAAACGATCATACATTGCAGGGGACGACGATCAAGCCATCTATGCTTTTCAAGGTGCAAGTCCGAGTCAATTTATAAATTTAAAAGGAACAATTGATGCACAAACAAAATCCGTAAGAGTTCCAAAATCTATTCACAAACTTGCTGTATCTGTTTTAATGAACATTGATGAAAGATTACCTAAGCAATGGAATCCAAGAGACGCTGAGGGTGAAGTCATTGATCATTTAGATATTAGTGACATTGACTTTAGTCAAGGTGAATGGATGATTTTAACAAGAACAAACAGGCAAATGGAACCCGTTGTAGAACAACTTCATGCCATGGGTTACAGATTTGACTGTAAAATCAATGACTTATTGCCTTCTGAATTAGTTGAAGCGATTAATATTTGGGATCGATTAAACAAAGGTGCAAGAGTATCTGGAGACGAAGCCGCTTTACTTTATGATAATTTAACGAAAGCAGAAATTAAACATGGTTTCAAAGGTCAGACATTTGAGAAAATAGATTCTGTAGACATGGATGAATTGAGAATGAATCACGGTTTAAATGTGTCTGGAGACTGGACTGTTTTAAAAATGGATGATGTGCAGAAACAATACATCCAGGAACTCGTGGCGAGCGGCGAGGATCTAAGTAAACCAGCAAGAATTAAAGTATCAACTATACATTCTGTTAAAGGTGAAGAGTGTGAAAATGTAATTTTATTTACCGATTTAGAAAAGATTATTTACGATGCGGCTCAAGTAAATAAAGACACAGAACATCGATTGTTCTTTGTAGGAATCACAAGAGCCAAAAACAAATTGTATATTATGAATCAAGGTTCAGAATATCAATACTACATAGGAGAGGACATATGACAAATAAAAATGACTTTGATAGAGTCTTTCCATCAATGAATCAAATTGGTGGTGAACACTATAAATTAAAAATACAGCCTTACCATTTTATTATGGCCAATGACTTGAATTTTTTTCAGGGCAATGTAATTAAGTATGTTGTGCGTTATCAAAAAAAAAATGGCGTACAAGATTTAGAAAAAATAATTCATTATTGTGAGTTAGAAATTGAGAGACTGAAAGGAAGAAATGTTTAAAGCTGCAACAGAATGGATTTGTCCAGAAACTTTTCCAGATTTATCTGGTTATCCTTATGTAGCCATTGACTTAGAAACTAAGGATCCTGATTTAAAATCAAGAGGATCTGGAGCGGTTGTTGGAAGAGGTGAGATTATTGGAGTTGCTGTAGCTGTAGAGGGTTGGTCTGGTTATTATCCTATTGGCCATAGAGAAGGAAATTTAGATAGAACAAAAGTTATAAAATGGATTACAGATGTATGTAAATCTGAAAATACAAAAATATTTCACAATGCGATGTACGATGTGTGTTGGTTAAAAAGTTATGGAATAAAAATTAATGGACATATCGTTGATACAATGGTGATGGCATCTTTAATTGATGAGAATCGATTATGGTATTCACTTAATAGTGTCGCCTATGATTATCTTGGTGAAGTCAAAGATGAAAAAGCATTAAAAGCTGCAGCGGAAGCCGCAGGTGTAGATCCTAAATCAGAAATGTATAAACTTCCTGCTATGGATGTGGGTTCATATGCAGAGAAAGATGCTGAACTAACTTTAGAAC